GGGGCAAATATCATAGAGATAGAACCGTGGGCTTTTTTCGAAGCAGACAAACTCGAAAACCTAATCTGGCAGAAATGTAAGATAAAGGAAATTCCTGAAGGTTGCTTTGGGAAATGTATGAGTTTATGTAAGATTAGTATCCCAGAATCTGTAGAGGAAGTTCAGAAAGGTTCTTTCTTTGATTGCTTTGAATTAAGAAAAATACGCTTTGAGGGAAAGAAAACCAAAGCTAATGAGAAAATGTTTGAAAGAATTAAAAGGGCTTTAGACATACCATATCCTTATGAAGCACCTTATCATCAATTCATGGGTAGTACAACAAGCGAATATTTTGGTAGGGAGGATATGGATTTCGAATCTTTCACAAAAATAGAAATAAGCATTCCATGTGGATGTTTCGATAATCTGAAATTTGACACTATTTATGATGATGACCTCCATAATGAGCATAGTTCTTATGGGTATGGTATGGACAGGACTTTTATTGTGAAGGAGTATGAAAAAGAGTAGCTTTGCCCCAATAATGGGGATAGATCGGCTGCGGATGGGCACTGATGGAAATGGAATAACCTCTTTAGTTACTTTTTATGGTTGTCCGTTAAAATGTAGCTTTTGCTTAAATCCACAATGTCATAGAGAATTGTCTGACGTTCTATTTTCTCGGCCTGAAGAAGTGTACAATACTGTTGCAGTCGATGAATTGTATTATTTGGCAACTGGCGGCGGTGTGACTTTTGGAGGTGGAGAACCATTGTTATATTCAGATTTTATAATTAGTGTTCTCGAATTGGGGGCAAAAAAGTGGAACGTCACGATAGAAACATCATTGAATGTTCCTTTTGAACAAATTGATGTATTATTACCTTACATTAACGAAATGATAGTTGATATAAAAGACATAAATCCACAAATATATAGGTTACCTGTTGGTTGAATTAAAATAATGCATACTTAACTTGCCCTATAGGCTTATGATTGAGAAGATTGATGTATTGCAACACGGTGAAGGCAGCCACCTTGGCTTCCATTCTGGCGAAGAGTCCGCTTGGCTTCTTGGCATAGTTGCGTATCATCATGAGGTGGTCATTCAGTTGAGAAAAGACGGTCTCGATTCTCTTTCTGAAGCGTTTATAGGCCCATGTCGGTGGAGTCCAATTCTTCTGGTTCAGCCTGTATGGGACATCAAGTGTAATGTTTGCGGTTTCAAACAAGTCCAACTGAATGGGAGCACTCAGGTAGCCCTTATCTCCAAGTATCATGCAGTCGCTGTATTCCCACTGCACATCTTTAAGATACTGCAGGTCATGCACGTTGGCAGCAGTCATGTCGAAGGAGTGTATGACTCCTGTGATGCCACACAAAGCATGGAGTTTATATCCATAGTAGTACATGTTCTGCGATGCACAATAGCCCCAGGATGGCGCATGCTCTATGTCGTCCTTCCCCATCTGACACCTGTTGGCACGTGCATTCTGGCAGACCTTTACTGGCTTGGAGTCAATACTGAAGACTGTCTCTCCTCCATCTATCGCCTTGGCTATGGCCTGACGGATATTCTCGCCAAGCATCATGGTTTTCTTGCGACGCTGGTTGTATTGCCGACGCGTAATCAGGTTGGGAATGGCTCCAGGGCATTCCGTGTTCAACCTCTTGAAGAGGTAGTTCTCGCTGTCAATACTCAATGCCTCTGCTGTGATGGAAAGTGCCACCACCTCCAAATCGGAGAAGGTTGGAACGACACCACGTCGAGGGACATTTCCCTTCTCATTTACTTGATTTCCTGCAAATTTCTTGCAGATCTCAAGAATTTTTCCGAACTTTGTGACGAAGTTGCGCATATCTACGATAATAGTACTTAGTTGCTTGGACACCACTAAGATACTAAAAATCAACGACATGTGCAACTTTTTTAGCATAAATATTTTACAATTTAATTCATCCAACAGGTACTTTTTGAATGTTCCGTTATTGTTGGCTCCGGCGTTAATACTTCGTGTTTTGCCGTGGTTGTTCATAACGTTGCGCGTGATGGGCTTCTCTTTGTTGGCTGGGGCTATTGCCTTGCTGTCTTCATCATCCTTTTCCCTGTGGCCTATTTTGTCGGTATCGCTTATCTTACGGGGTGCAAAATAGGCGTTTTCGTCTTCATCCTTCTTAACTTCAAAGGCTGCACCAATAAGCCCAATAGGATTGTACACCCTATAGCCCTGTTCGCGTAGACGTTCCCAAAGCTCGTTAAGTGCTTCGCAAGCTGTCTGCTGAAGCTGGGCTATTTCCTCGGCTTCCTTTTGCTCGGCGGTGTTCTCGTTAATAACTTCGGGTTCCTGTACGTTGCCCGTGTTGGCGTTCTCGTTCTTGGCGGCGGCTGCTGCCTTTTTGCTGGTTCCTGTTGTTGCCATAATACTTAAGAATTTGTTG